TTTAAGATCCGTATAAACGGTATTAGATTGATGGGCTCTACTGCGAGTAAAAAATTTCATATTAGTATTCCTCTTCTTCCTCTTCAATTTCTGCAGGGTCAGTATCAATTGATACCGTACCAATACTAATAACACCGCCGGATGAGAATGTAGTAAAGTCCTTAACAAACTCAACTACACGACCGTTGACAATATTGACCAATTCTTCTGGAGCAATATCTTCAACACGGATACAACCAATTAGACCAGCATCTACACCGTACTCCGTGCCCAACTCGTCTCGGTAAGTACCATCACCGTACATGGTTGTGAATGTAGCAAAACGAGTGCCGTCTGCCAAGTTAAACTCACCATCTAAAACACGGTGACCATTAATAGTCAACGAACAAAATTCGTCCCATCGATTGTGCATAACATAACACAAGTCACCAATATAATATGTTCCAGCTTTCATCATAATCTTCTCCTAATTACATTGACCAATAAGATTCGCAAGCTGGGGATAAAAATACTGGAGTATCTTTCTTTTCCATGTATTTTTTACCAGTCATTAAATTAGTACGTTCAATCATACCTGGATCGTCGTAAGCAACCTTCATCTGTTTAAGATAACTGTCACTAGCACAAAGACGGGTTAAGCTACGGCCAGGAGATTTAATATCAATCCAAGGAACCACTTTGCCAGCGGCATTTAAGCTCAATACAATGTTAGTAATCTCGCCATGTAACTTACCAGCGGCACTAACCCAAGTAATTTTGTTTCCAATTTCTAGTTTCATTTTTGCTCCTTCTTATTCACTATAATAATAGTATAACAAATTGGCAATTTTTGGTCAACCGTTTTGCAACCTGTGTTTAGGCTGACGTTTATAGCGTGTTTTAAGCTCTACACGCTGGGGTTTAAACGGGGTGTTGCAAAAAAACAACACATTGTGAATGCGTGTTTTACGTGTAGATTGTTGCGTATTTTTCATAGTACAGCTATTATACTATGAGGATATTTTCTGGTCAACCTAACTGCATTTGAGAAGAAATGCCAGGTAATCTCGTTCGGATTCAAAGTAGAATATATAACGCCCTGGGCGGCGTTCTGAACTTACTTCGCAAAGTTGCCAGCGCCATTCTCCAACGAGTTCTTGTTTAGCCCAATCCAATACCGATTCGATAGCGCCAAACGGTTTGACTATTTCTTTGGCAAAGTTAAAACTATCTCGATTTCGATAAAAATCGTTGTTAAATGAGGATTTGGCTTTTTTCTTTAGCTGTGTCATCGATGGCTTGATCAAGATACTGGACTGGCAGGTGCCAGTAATGATATGCACTCCTTATATCACTTATGTATCCTGGACTAGGTTGACCCTGTTTAAAACCCGCCATCTCATAAAACATAATATGGTCGTCTTTTTGCAACCACGAGCGTTTGATATAGTAATTTGGGTAACCTTCAAAAGCATCTAACCTAGCTTCACATTCTTCGGTAATTGCCCAAAGTACACCTTGTACTTGACTGCCAGGGCGCCGACAAATATTTGCATGACCGTAAAACTCCAACTCCCAATCTAGTAGAGTAAATGGACTAATTGGTTTGGCCTTTGGACAACGATAACTCATGCTGTCATGACTCATATTGGCTCCATAGGCAAAATATAATCTTGTATTTTTTAACATGTTACTTCACTCCATCTAAGTTTAAACATAAGTGCATTTTTAGGATCCTTGAAAGACCAAATCATACGATCTACACTCATATCGGTGACATAATTTTTTCCAGGCAATCCGTAGTGTTCTATGGCATAGATACATATTTCGTCCCAGCGACTTGTCCATCTCATTTCTTGACTCCAGTTGATCTGTACATGGTGATTGTATCTAGGCTCAGTCAATATAGGTCTCTTTAATATAGTTGTCAGCCCACTCTATATCACCGTTGTTATAAAATAAATGATTATCGTGTAGGCCAAAGCGATTACAGAAACTTTGTCCGTATCGCATGCCGTGCAATGCTTCCCAAATAAAGTCTTTACGCCATTGTTCGTATTCTTCACGGTCAATCTTACCGGACCATACTTTCAACTTTGGTTGATTAAAAATACTGTAACCTTTAGTCATCATCTTCTACTTCTATCCATGTATAATCGCCCAACCACTTAACTCTACAGATGTACTCATATTCACTGGGTCCACCTGTAGCCCAATCATTGGGGCCAGTATGCGTTAGTCTAGTTCCACCTTTACGATGATCTCTAACTAACCAATACTTCTGCCCATGATAAATCTGAAACTCATACTTTGCGGCATGTACTAAGTCGGTAATGTCCAACCGTTGCCGTACTTCTTCGGCTTGCCGCTGTAACACTGTGACCAACTCCATGATACGACTGTATTCCTGGCGAGCATGCATACGGGCAACATTGACCATAATGTCCTTTTGCCGTTCCACAGGAATCAGGTCAAATGCTGGGCCGCCTACTTCTACAGGATATGGAGTGGTATTGCGGTTGATAAACTCGACTAGGCTATCTCCTACTTCCATGTCCTTGCTCGTGCGACCATCAGCAAGATTAGACTTTTTCTTATCTAATCCCATAAGTTTTCTTAATACTTTCCAAACAAGCGAAATCCGTTGGCCTTGCGATCATGCCACTTGGTATAATTTTCTTTGTCCCACTCAGGGCCAACATATTCTGGATCCCATGGATTTAAGCCATTACTTGGAGTGTGGTCAAAAAACTTATCTTCTGCTGTATCATCGACCTTTTGTTCAAACGCCCAGATCATTTCATCTAATATCCAGTTCCAACGCAGGAAATGTAAACTATCTATGTCCCACTCGTACTCTTTGGGTTGTGACATGGTGCTACGCAGGTATTCTGGAACATCCTCATCATCTGTCCAGGGAGCACCGTGTTTGGTTTCTTTTAGTTGTCGCAAGCCAGGCAGGATAATTTCGGCCATGGTATGGTCAAAACTCCAGGTATCCCAACGATCTAATTTGACATACTCAATGCGTGGATGTATCAAGTCAAGAAAACTTTGCCATACCCGACAAACAGGATCTAAGAAGTTAATCCATGGCTCATAAGGATTAGCAGGGTCGTCTTTGAGATTGTAGATACGATCTTCATCCTTTTCCCAAAAGCAAATCTTGGTTAAAATACGATATGGGCTTACCCAATGGTTCCTATACTTACTTGTGTAGACTTTCATTTTTATGTTCCTCAATAAATTGTCGTAGTATATCTTCTACCAACTGGTTTAGTGTAATATCTCTTTCGTGTGCTACAAGCATGAGTTGATATAATTCCTCACGATCCAAGCGTAACTCAACAGTTTCACTTCCATTCAATGGCGTATCAGTATCTGTAATTGCAATATCTGTCATGTTACCAGCTCCCATCATCTATCCACACGCGAATGGTCAAACATAACCATCTAACTGATCCGGACCACTCATTGGGGCCCGCCCACTCATTATAATCTTTTTGTGCTCGGGGAAGCAAAGGCCACCAGCACGGATTTAGCGTGAATATAACCGCCAATCCTGAATACTTAATCCATTTAATCATTTATATTTTTCCTTTAGCCAAGTCCAATATTCAATAAACAAGGCATTGTCCGTTGAAAACGGATTATTTCCAGATCGAGTAAAATATTGATTCAAGTAATTATACTGTTCAAACAATTTTAAGTCAACTACATCATCTGGGTTTTCTAGAAGTTCTCGAATAAAAGTAGGAACTTCTAGGTGTTGTATCCGTTGCCAAATTTTTAATCTAAATTCTTTAGGCAAATATTCTAGACTTAAACATATCGGATTATTGATTTTATTGTAGCCCGCTGCAAGATTTTTTTTGGAAACCCACAAGATGAAATTTTCAAGGTCGAATATATTTAAGATGCTAACAGTGTTCATAACTTTAAACCGAATTTGATGCTGAATTAGTAATTCAAGATTTTCTAAAAACTTATTGCAATCAAATCCAGCCCTAGGAATATGATTATACTCAGGAGTACTGTCTAAACTTATTTGAAACCATAATTTTTTATTTGGTATGTTATTTAATACCCAATGCAAAAATTTATTGTTTGGTGGATTTAGATTAGTTGTAATAGCTATCTTTTGAATTTTATTAGTATTAAAACTTAATAATTTTTTCAAAGTGTTAACTTGCATCAATGGTTCACCTCCTAATAAATTAATTGATACTGTATTATCAGGGCAGGTATCTATATAACTGTTTATTTGTGACAGCCAGTACTCACTATGGTCATTGGAGTTAACCATGGGAATTAAATTATGGTTGGCACTGGCACTGACACCCTTAAACGGGCCATGCTTGGACATGGTATCTTGCCAGACACTACTATACTTGGGAGAACAATAACTACACATTTGATTGCAGAGATTTGACATAAAAATATCAATAATATTATTTTTAGGTATGTTGGAATATTTTAATCTATAAGAAACCAGGCCTTGATCCTCGTCTCGCCAACAATGTTCACAGTCCGGAAGTCGAACTCCCTGATCTAATTGTTGACTTTCTGCTTGCCACTTATCCAAATAAAAGGTAATTGGTTTGGTAGCATCAAGTACCTCTGGGTATGATCGACAACAAGACATTGTTTGATTTAGGTGCAATGAAAAAATCTTTTGATGCCATTTAAGTCCGCAAGACCTATTTGACATCTTTATTACCTAGATCAAACCGAGTCAGTTGTTCTCGTAATTCCTCAATAAGGTCACTATCGCCGCCATCTAAGTACGCAGTTTTATTTGGAAAACGAGCCTTGAATGCCGCTCGAACTTCGGTTAAAGTTGTACCTTGACAAATAAATTGCCGGTCTTCTTTGCTATAACAATAAATTTGGCCGCTTTCTCGTTCCACAGTCACCGGCATCATTTGGCTTCGAGCCACTTCAACCATTTGATCAACCTCAGCCATGACTTCATGCACTAGGCCGCGAATATAAAAATAGATCAAAAGAATAGCAAAAACAATGCCTATAAAAATTCCAAGTATAATATTTGCAAGATCAATCATTTGTCAGTCCTTTTTCTTTTACTCCGCCTCGATACCATTCGGTTAATGGTTCGGGTTCTTCCTCAAACTCGTAACCCCAATCCTCTTCGGCTATTCTACGATATTCAGCCGGATCGCTATTGGAATCAACACATTCATCATCTAAGTATTCACTATCATATGAGGTTGTTCCTACAAACCCTATGCCACCTTCAAAGTATTTAAGCTCAAATGTTACACCCTCTTGTCCTCTTGCCCAGATTTCAAAGGCATTAATTGGCGGTGCCCAAGCTGTGCTAAAAGAAAACTCTATACTGTCATCTTGGTCATCATTATCAATATGTATATCCGTGATGTCCCACTTTGTCCCCCAATTTTCCACATTCCATGCATACCAATCTTGGTCACCTTCAAAGTTGGGCTGTGGAACCATCCAGGCTAATAGTTCTGGATCATCGCCACTGATAATTTCTTTAATTTTAGCAATTACTGGTTGTGGACCGGTGATAGTTGCTTGATTTTCACACCAATTAGGCATGGTCGTTCTCCTTGCGTTGTTTAAAATATTCATCATGCGGCACCCACTTATGCCCAACCAAAAATCCCCACTCACGTAATTTTGGGCCAGGAATAAACAAAGTCCACGGAGTTACTCCGGGCTCTAGTTCAATCCTATGATAGTCAGTACTGTGTCCAAAACGAATTTGGCCAGCACCTTTCCATTGTACCCGCTCACCAAGTTGCCGTCCAACCTGGTTTAAAATAGGAGTCCATTCCCAATACCCACCACGTAATATAATGGTGCAATAAGGCCATGGATGGTCGTGTACCTGCCCTGGGTCCGATTTAAGAAACTTATGAATAAACATGTTAAACGGAAACCAGCGCCGATCTTTTAAAAAGATGTAATAGCGTTCTAAATATGGTTCATCGTCTTCACGGTCCATAATAACCCTATATCTTCCCAGCCGTTGCATGAGTTTTTTAAGCATACAACAATTATACGTTAAACTGAGTTTTATGTCAACTGGCGAATAAATATGTACAAAGATTTAATTAAGGAAAGTTAAAATGAAAAAAATGAATTTTGTAGTTGCATTTATATTAGCCGTAGCTTCTGTTGTTGTTATGGCACAAAGCCAGACCCCAGTTAATATTACCGCAGTTACACCTCAGGGTAGCCCTGCTCAGTTTGCTAACTATGCTGGCCTAAACGCCACATTTACTTTTGCCACGCAAAATACACTAAACGCACAATTTTGTCAAGGTAGTGATGTTTGTACTTTAGCTACAGCACCAACTGGTCCTTATGCTTACACCGTGGCTAACACTCGCTGGGGCACATACAAACTTAATAATCCCAATGCAGGAAGTTGCAACCCAACTATCACATTCAACGGTGCTCAATATTGCCTGTTAGAGTTTCATTTCCATGGTCCATCTGAGCACTGGGTTAATAACTCAGCCACTGACTTAGAAGTACACTTTGTTTACTTTAAACTGGCTGATTTCACTGGTCCTTATGGATTATGCAATGCCGACAGTCTTTTGGTCCTAGGACAAAGAATGGTTGGCAATGGTAACACACCCAACGCAGCCTGGACCAATGTGTTCAACGCCATTCCAGCAGTCAACAACACCGGTGCATATTCAGGAAGCACTGTTAGTTTCAACATTGCCAGTATGATGGGCATGGCTAACTTTAATACAGCGCCAAGTTATAGATACAGTGGTGGATTGACTGCACCAATTAGTATTGCTACATTGGGTGCTCCGAGTACCTGTGTTGCCAACACAAACCCAAACAACAGTCGTCCTTGGTGGGGCAATCCACAGCGTCAGTTGACTTTACAACAGTATCCGCAGATTGTTAGTTGGGTATTGTTTAGACAACCAATACAGTTATCTGTGGCACAGGTACAACAATTTAAAACGGCATTTGCTGATGGTAATGCTCGTGCCATTCAACCAACAGGAGCAACGATTTATTACGCCAATCCAAACTAGTCAAGTTGTGAAAAAGGCCTGCATTGCACAGGCCTTGTTACTTATACCACCGAACGGGGTATTTTAGACTAGTGGATTATACCAATCCAGCTGCAATAGCTTTGTAACCAGCAGCTACAATTTTACGGCTTGGGCGACCAAGTACATATTCAGTAACTTGAACACCATTGTTGGCTTTACGGCTATTTGCATAAACAGCAAAACCGTGTTGGCGGATTCTTGACACTTCAGCACTGATATTCTTAATACCAAAACGCTTATTTGCCTGACTACCGGATACAACATCACCGTTCATTAACGCATTAAACAACTTAAAAGTCTTAGTTTCTTGACTGATTAACTTCATGATATTACCTTTCTTTAAGATTAAACATGGCTGTAAATTTACAGCGTTTTAATAGTATACGCTAACTTAGATTAAAAATCAAGCTCTATTGGATAAGCATTTAGCCATAAATAATAAAAAAGGTTAACAAGGATCCCGACATGTCACAACCCATAGTAATTAACATTGGCGCACTACCAAATGATGGCACAGGTGACCCGCTACGTACCGCTTTTAATGATGTAAACCTAAATTTTGCTAATGTTTGGGCTACAGGGTTAATTGGTAATAATATTGTTATAGCAAACAATACCATTTTAACCACCAATACCAATGGTAATTTGGTTTTAAACCCTAATGGTATTGGTAATGTTGTGGCTAATGCCCATGTGGTTCCAGATCGCACTCGTGTACGTAATTTAGGTAGCCCAACACGCTATTGGGATACTGTTTATGCCCAGTATGCCGTTATCGCCAGTGACCTAACAGTCAATGGTAATTTAACAGTACAAGGCAATATTATACAAATTGGTAACATTGTTA